TATCGGTGATCGTAACCGTAAGTGGGAGCGTATCGTTAAAATAAGCCGAAACTGCTATGCACTGAGCGATGGGTATCACGAAGGTGACGACAAGTTCACACCTTATGGGATACATGAGTATGACTACAAGACTAAGACTACAACCACCCATTGGGACAGGCTTGGTAAGATGGAGTACTATGCACCGATTGTCTGGCGCAAGCACAAGGATGGGACTGAGACAGTTCAGATACGAAATTGTGTTGGTAGTAACTCTAGTTATTCCATGGGTCGCTATGCGTTCTTACACAGACACATGCCAAGTGGGATGACTTTTGTGATGGGTGGTAACGCACTTCAATACGTCTCTCTGCGTGGACTAACAACAGTGAACGCACATTATCTAGCTAAGTGTAAAACTGTGCCGCGTGGGTACTACAAGGAATTCAAAGATAAGAATTACTTTAAAGATTGGATGCAAACTAAAGACGATAACTCTGCGTTAGTATTCACTAGGGATGGAGGTAATTGGATACACAACTCAACAACTGGCAAGTCGTTGCCACAAAAGCCGAAGGTAAACAAAGACCTAAAGAAAGAGTACAAAGATGATATCAATAAATTCTTTGAGTGGGGTATGGCAATGTCACCTCTGCTACCTTTGAGTGATGAGTATAACAGAGATAAATCAAGAGAGTTACGTTCATACTATGGGAGCAAGGATGGCTTCTCACATCATGATTTCACACCGACACATGCACGTGAGATAATACGTGATGAGAAACATCCCATGCGTTTGAACTACTGGGTCGCGTTTACAACTCAGATTGCAGACTATGATTATGGAGCAACTGGATGGGAGTACAAGTATCCAGTAAAGCATGTCGAGACAAAAGAGGACTTACAGAAAATGAGGAGCAAGTTTAATTCCTTCATAAATAAAAATGCAGGATTTATGACAAAACCCAAAGGTTAGCCAACTGGCTAACACTTGGTCGTAAGGCGTGAGTGCGATGAAGTTTCGGATATTGTTTATTCTTCTTAACCGCGTCAGTGTAAGGCTCGTTACCTTGCGAGTGGCTGCACACTTAACTTAACATTGGAGAAAAATTATGAGAGCAACAACAATAGCAGAAGTGCTTAAACTAGCAGATGAATACAACACAAACGACTATCACGAAGGCTTTAAACTAGCACAGACGGTATGCAAAAAGATCGGTGCTACGTATCAGGCTAAAAATACTGAAGGCTCAGAGTATTACATTTATCGTGAGGGAGAGCCTTATGCCTTGGGGTACGTTGGGTACAAGAACTATGCCTATACTGGCGAAAAGAAAGTTATGTACACAGTGTTTTCGCGTAAGATACACAATGGCAAGTATGGACACAGTGATCGGATGCATTCTGCGGCTACTACTAACTTTGACAAAGCGGTGAAGAACGCTTGTAGGTATCTAGTGCCATACGCTGTTGACGAGATAGTGCACGAAACATTTAACGATGCCAGACGAAAGTTCGCTACCATAAAAGAAACAAGACACGAAGCGTCTACAAAAAGTCGTGACAAGATAGCGCGAGACTTCATATCAAATGATGGGGTGGAAAACAAATCCCCGTTGGAGATAGAGTTGAGAAACTTACTACAGACAGGTTATGAGTTTGTGGATCAGGAGTTTAAACTCAATCTTGTTACCATGTTTGAAGAACTAGATGACTACAGAAACCGTAAGCGTGAGCGTCACCTGGCAGACGTAGTGTATGTTACACAGACACGTTCTGGTGATAACAAGTTCGGTGTTATTTCTAAGGTGACGACAGATAAATACTATTGGGATGGTGGGAGTTGTACATGGTATACCCCAGAGGATCTTCCGCAACATTTAGCCGAAGGCATAGCGAAACTTAATATTCTACCTCAAGGTCAGTTCTGCGATGGTGTAGGTTTCAGACCAAAAGAAGTGAGCAATATTTACTATGTCTACTCTGTTTCATGAGAGGTTCGGGCGAAGTGGCATTCGCTCTCGGCGTGAACTACGTATAGTTAAAAATAAATACTTCTCATGGGTTGACGACAACTCTTACCGTGTTTACATACAACCTACCTCGAATAAAGTTGATGTAGTATGTATAGGTATATGTGAGAAGATACGTGGAGAATATGATTCGGTTAGTGATCTGCCACAGTGGATGCAATCTAAGATTGCTGCGCTTATGATCACTTCTCCCATTAAAGGAGTAGGCGAGCGTAGAGACAGACACGTTTTCTATATAGAGGGGGGCGAGTGGAAGTAATTTTCACCGCCCTCAAATTATGCCAGTTACCAACGTTAGCCACGTGGCTAACACCAAAGGAGCAAACAGTGACACCAGAAGCTAAAGTAAAAAAGAAAGTTGTTGCTATACTAAAACAGCATGAAGCGTATTTCTTTTATCCAGTAACAGGTGGGTACGGACGCAGCGGTGTACCTGATATCATAGCGTGCCATGATGGACGGTTCATCGGTATCGAATGCAAGGCAGGTAAAAACAAACCTACACCATTGCAACAAGTGAACCTTGATCAGATCGAAGGAGCAGGTGGCATCGCTCTAGTAATAAACGAAGATAATATCAATACAGTGGAGGAATTATTTAATGGATGACATACCAGAAGACCTAGCCCTGTTTCTCAGAGAGATGGGTCTGTGTGAAGAACGTGAGGAGGTGCACCGAGAAGAGCATGTTGCTTGGTTGCCCTCTTTCGATGGAGAAGAACCACCATTTTAGGAGCAGAGCATGTTTAAATTATTTTACACATTATTAATTATCGAATACGTTGTTGAGAATCAGGACGTATCAACGAGCGTAATATTCCCAAGCGAGTACGAATGTTACGAAGCTATGGGCAATGGAGTGATGGATGATCTGTACGACATACTTGCAGACACGTATGGTAAAGAGATCATGATGTATTGCAGACGCACACCGTTTACGTCTGGTATGAAAGAAATCAACGTAAAACCGAGGATAAGACCAGATGGGGGATGAGCAGTTAAGCCCTGCGCTCAAGTATGAGTATCGTTTCTTAAAGCAACAAGTTGACAGGTTACAAGACGAACTTGGGCGAAGAGATAGACCACGTAATACAGAACAGGACTTGTATCGTGCGCGAGAAGAGTTAAAGTCGTTTGTCTCTAGGATGAGAATAAACGGTGTAAGAATATGAAAGTAACATTAAAAGAAATCTGTGGATACAGACGCAGATCAGTAATGCTTGGCAAAGATAGCGTAAGTCTATCGCCACCACCATGGCAAAAAGGAGAACAACGTGGAGATGAGTATGTCGAAGAAGGAAGAGAAGGTATGGGAGTATCTTCTAAAAAACAGGCAAGCCGAAAACGCCGAGGTAGCAGCCGCGTGTGACGTGGATATACCTTTTGTAAAGAACCTTATATCACGTATCGGATCAGAAAACTGGCGCGAAGAAGTGCCTATGAAACAAACGTGGGATCGTGCAAAGGTACTGGATACAGCCAAAGGTTACGTCACGAAGGATCGTGCAGCAGATCATGGCGATATGGAAGATAACTTTAGACGCATCGCTCTGTACTGGAACGCGCATCTTGGATTGATCGATTTTATAAAGACCGAAGATGTTGCAGCAATGATGGCACTACTGAAGATTGCTCGCATACATTCTAACCCCATACACATAGACAACTGGGTAGACGCCTGTGGGTACATGGCTTGTGGCGGCGAAGTTGTTAGTAATCTCACGGAGGAAGACAATGACTGATGAACTTAGAGATATGCTTCTAGAATATTTACGAGACATGACAAAACGCGGTGATCATAAAGCAAAACTTTTGTTGAGTTTACTGGAAGAGTAATGGACGTTTATACTCTAGACTTTGAAACTTACTACGATCAACATTACTCACTGTCCAAGCTGACAACAGAAGAGTATGTGCGTGATGAACAGTTTGAGGTTATCGGTTTAGCTATCAAAAAGAACAATGGTTCTACGATGTGGTTAGATTCCCCAGCACAAATTAAACGTTTGTTATCACACATAGACTTCTCTGAGTGTGGTATACTCTGTCACAACACGATGTTTGACGGAGCGATACTAAAGTGGCGATACGGTGTTAGTCCAAAGATATGGTTTGACACTATGTATATGTCACGTGCATTGCATGGTGTAGAGAAAAGCGCATCACTCAAAGCTGTAGCCGAGAGGTACGGCGTAGGTATCAAAGGCACTGAGGTGCAGAATGCCAAGGGCAAGCATCGCGCCGATTTCACCGACGAAGAGATAAAAAGATACGGACAGTATGCCAAGAACGATGTAGACCTGACGTTTCAGTTATTCAGTCAGATGGGAGTCAAGTTTCCACGACAAGAGTTAAAGCTGATAGACTTGTCTCTGCGTATGTTTATCGAACCCACACTTGAGTTGGATCTTGGGTTGTTACAGCAGCACCTTGAGGACACAAAGGCACGTAAAGAAAAACTATTAGAAGATGCCAACGTCACCGACAAGAAAGACCTGATGTCAAATCAGAAGTTTGCTGATATGCTACGTGAGTTTGATGTCGAGCCACCGATGAAGGTAAGTCCGACAACAGGTAAGGACACGTATGCGTTTGCTAAGTCCGACGAAGGGTTTAAGGAATTACTTGAGCATGAGGATGATCGTGTACAAACTTTGGTTTCGGCACGGCTAGGTAACAAGTCCACACTAGAAGAGACACGTACAGACAGGTTTATAGGAATCGCTCAACGTGGTAAGCTCCCTGTACCTGTGAGATACTACGCGGCACATACAGGTAGATGGGGTGGGGCTGACAAGATTAACCTACAGAATCTACCAAGTCGTGGGGTCAATGCGAAGAAACTAAAGAAAGCCATTGTTGCGCCCGAGGGTCATACGATTGTCGAGGCTGACAGTTCACAGATCGAAGCGCGAGTTCTTGCATGGTTATCAGAACAAGACGATCTTGTTAGTCAGTTCACTAACGGCGAAGATGTGTACGTCAAAATGGCAGGGCGTATATACGGCTGTCCAGAAGAGGACGTTACAAAAGATCAGCGTTTCGTTGGTAAGACTACCATACTCGGTGCAGGTTATGGCATGGGTGCAGAGAAGTTTGCAACACAACTAAAGACGTTTGGGTATGAAGTGTCACCCGATGAAGCCCGACGCATAATTAGTATTTATCGTCAATCAAACTTTAAGATTAGCAAGCTGTGGCGTGACGCACAGTACATGGTTAGCCAGTTGGCTAACAGTAGAGCCGTGGCGTTTGGGCGTAAAGGCGTGATTGGCGTTGATGCCAGTAACAAGGCTTTGGTCTTACCGTCTGGACTTCCATTGTTTTATGAAGATTTAAATTATGACGGTGACGAGTATACATACAAGGTGCGGCGAGGTCGAAACAAAATCTATGGTGGGAAGGTGATAGAGAATGTTTGCCAAGCCATAGCACGTTGTATAATTGGCGAACAGATGCTAAAGATAGCTAAGAGGTACAGAGTTGTGTTGACCGTACACGATAGTATTGTATGCTGTGTAGAAGATAACAAAGTAAAAGAAGCACAGGCATTTGTAGAGACGTGTATGCGGTGGACGCCTAATTGGGCGAAAGGCTTACCTGTTGATTGTGAAAGCGGAACAGCTAAGTCATATGGGGATTGTGAGTGAGTATAGCACCTTGGTCGTTTAGTAAAGCAAAGGCGTTTGAACAATGCCCCAAACAGTTTTACCATGAAAAGATACTTAAAGAATACCCTGTCGAAGAAACAGAGGCGATGCGTTACGGCACTGAACTGCATAAAGCTTGTGAGGATTATATAGGCAGCGATGTGCCAATCCCAGAAAAATTTGGGTTTATTCAAGGTATGCTAGATGATTTAAAGTCTAGACGCGGTGTGAAACTATGCGAGCAAAAGTTAGGCTTGACCGCTGATTTAGAACCATGTGACTTCTTTGACAAACGTGTGTGGTTTCGCGGGATAGCTGATTTAGTAATCATAGACGTGTTGGCAGATACCGCGTATGTCATAGACTACAAAACTG